TAGTATAAAAACAATTATCTTTGCATCGTATTGGTACGATCGCCCTAATGAGACTTTGGCGACCATCCAAATAACAAAATTATTCGGAAAAGTCTCATAATATATAAAAATATGACAATAGCTGAAAAAGGTTTAATTCAACATAAATCTTCTTTGAAAGTGAGTGTCGCAAAACTATTTCTTTCACAGTTCCAGGCTCAAGAAGGTCCTGAAAAAAATCGTAGTTTAATAATTGTCCAATTTTTTTCAACAGATCAGTGTCAATACTTTCACGCTCGAAAATGTTGTAAACATTCGTGCGCTCGGTGTTTAACGCTTCTGCAAATTTTGTAATGTTCACATTCTGAGCATCTACGCGCTCTCGAATGAGCTGACCAATTTTCTTTTCCATTTCATACAAATTTAAATAAATGATTATCAATATGTTAATTTCATTGTCAAAAAAAATGTTACAAATTGTCGAAAAAAAATGTACAAGTGTAGATTTTTTTTGTACATTTGCATCGTTAAACGCATCGTTAAACAAAATATTATTCATCATGTCAAAGTTTCAAAAGTTCTATGAGAAATTGAACCGAAAAAACCAGTTGGATTTTCAGCATCGGGTGCTCGAACAATGCAAGATGAAAAACCCATCTTCATTTCGCCAATGGAGCAACGGTTTGAATGTGCCCGAGGTTCATCAGAGCACCATCAACACCATCGCTCTTGAAATGTTCGGAAAGAAAATTTTTTAAAATCGTTATACTATGAGATCTTCAGACCTGAAAAAAGTGACCCGTGCGGGATTTACAGTTATCCGCCCGGCTGATGTGCCAGCATTCCGCATCCAAAGCTACACCGTGGTTAACGGCTGGATTACCATGTGCGAATATCGCACCAAGGATGAACGCGACCACGCCCTCGAAATCCTACTCGAAAATAAACACATGATTTTAGATTAGGAGGCAGCTATGAGAAATCTATGTATCGGCGACACCGCCTATCTGCGCACTCCTGAAAACGGATGCAACTTCGGTATAGTTATAGCTAAACTCGACGGCATGGTGCGACTCGACTTGCCCGACAACCGTCAAGATTCATTTTTCTACAACGAATTGTTTTAATAAAAAATACCATTATGAATCCAAACACAAAACCATGCTCCAATTGCAAATATGGAGTTTTTGCACCAGACCCATTCGAAATTATGTGCAGCATAGGAATGGCTAAATTCAATATTGAAGAAAAATGTTTCTATTATCAACCTAATAAAAACATTGAAGAATCAGAAAAGATAACAGAAAAAGAAGCTTTGCTCCGTGCTAAAAGAATAGCCGAGCAAGAATTTGAAAATGGTATTGAACCAGTTCTGAAAGGCATAAAAGACATCTTGCTCAATACATTTATCAGGGGTATTGAAACAGGGATTAATGCAGCACGATTTATTGCGGAGACAACGGAAACGAAGACCCGCTGAATGAGTAACGAATAAAAAGCAGAGACACTATGGCAAAATTATTTGCATTTTTAAACGCATCAGTAAACAAGAAAATGGCGGGCATGGTCGAATGTGGCTATGCAAACGGATATGTGGCTGTGCCGCCGGAGCATCCATTCCATGGCTGTCACTATGACGATGCAAACGACACAATCCACATCCACGGAGGTCTCACATTCTCGTCTTCTGTGGCTGACATTAAGAAGCATCCCGAATGGAAGGAACATACGGAGTGTATCGGTTTTGAATCACTTGACGAGATACCAGATGACTACTATGTATTTGGTTTTGACACAATGCACTGGGGGGATGGAGAACTTGACCGCGATTGGTGCATCAACGAGACAAAGAATTTGTTATCGCAGTTAGAGAAATTAAAGTCCACTGCCCAATGACCACCTACGACTAATAAAAAATACCATTATGAAAACACTGCGCCTCGTTCTTAAAAAGCATTGGTATGATATGATTGCCAACGGCGATAAGTGTGAAGAATATCGCGACATAACACCATATTGGCGTAGCCGCTTTTTTAAAGAATATAAAAAGTGCGAGCTTCGTACCATTGTCACCGGTGACCCTCTTACTGATGCCATCGACACCTGCAGTTACTGTAAGAAGATGCAGTTTCGCCATTACGATTTCGTAACTTTCTACATGGGTTACGCTAAGAATCGCCCTCAAATGACATTTCCTATCGAAAGCATCACAATCGGCATAGGCCGTAAAGAATGGGGTGCTCTTCCTTATAAGACTTTTATAATCAAATTCATTAAATAAGAATACTATGTCACAAAAAAAACCAATTGAAAAGCTCTGCGGCTACTGCAAAAACTTTGTCCGCAACACCGGAGCCGACCGCAACAATCGCGGCGCTGGCTTCTGCAAGGTAATCCAAAACAAGATGAAAGACGGTAAGCTCGTCAATCCTTACCCGATTCAGATCTTTGCTCACATGCACTGCAGCAATAACGAATTTATACATAACCATAACTTATTCACAAGAAAGCCATGAGAATCACCACCATCGAACTCGACATCCGTGAGCTCCTGTTTTTGCTCACACACAACAACCTCCAGCGCGAGGCCGACCGCCAACAGAACATCAAGCCAGGCGGCATCGTAAACGACAAACCTGAAGACAAACCAGCCGAAGCCGGCGAAGAAATCAAGCCAGCTTCACGGGTAAAGATGCCTTCAGTCCCTGTGGTTGATCGCCCAGCTTACGAACCTAAGCCTGCATCCTCGAAACGTAAAACCAATAGCGACCGCCGTGTTGATATTTGCAAACCCGATTCAACAGAGTGGATCGAATGCCAGGACTATGAAGAAGCAGCATCCAAAATAGGTTGCAACTTCAACACAGTGCTCACAGCCATCCGCTTAAAATGGGCTGAATGTCATGGCTGGAAAATAAGAAAACACATCGATTAATTTTTAACCTCTTAAAAAATACCACTATGGAAAGAACAGAACTCATCAGAACAATTCACGACCTCAAACAAAGTCAGATTGCAAACAAACAGAAACATTTAGACGCTATTTCAAAGCTTGAAGGTATCAGAGAAAAGTTACTCAAAGAAGAGAAGCAACTTGGGGAGGAACAAGAAGAGAAACACCGCAACCGTGTTGCTCAGATTAAAGAAAACAGTAAGATTTCAATTGAGGTCGAAAAAACACTTTATCGCGACAGGCAGAATAAGATTGAAGATCAGATCTGTGACATCAAGTGCGAATACTTTAAGGATCATCCATTGGAAAGATTCGACTAATTTCTCATTATACATGATTTTATTCCTTTGATGAAAATCCCTCAGTCTCACCGATGCGACATCAGAGAGCCTGAGGGCACCACGGAAGCGAAAGGAAAATTAAAATAAGTATTCATATTTTTCAATGTCACCTGAAAAAGGCAGGTGTCGGGTGCGAACCCCGTGTTTATATTTTAAGTTGCTCGTTTGGCGGTTCGATTCCGCCCGCTTCCACAAAGTAACCTTATAGATTTTATCGTTATGAGCATCACAAAATTAGACATCAACCGTGTGGCCGAATCCATAGATTTGGTCGAACTGGTAGGCCGCACAGTAAAGCTTGAGCACCGTGGACAGAATATGGTGGGCTGCTGCCCATTCCACAACGAGAAAACAGGCTCGTTTACAGTAAGCCCAACAAGGCAAACTTACCACTGCTTCGGATGCGGCGAGCACGGCGACGCGTTCAGCTGGGTGCAGAAGCAGGAAAGCTGCTCGTTTCCTGAAGCGGTGCGCAAGCTGGCAAAACAGGCTGGAATCGACCTCCACGAAGAGGAACGCACAGCCGACGACATTGCCCGCGAAACCAAACGCGAAGCCATGTACCTGCTCACTCAGCAGGTAAACGATTGGTTTGTCGAGCAGTTGAATGCCAACCAGCAGGCAAAGGACTACGCCTTCAAGCGCTGGAAGTCGGATGCCAAAACCAACTATATCCAAGCCACAGGAATAGGCTACGCACCGGCAGGCCGACAGTTTTTAGACGCAGCCCGCGCAAAAGGCTGGAACCAAGACCTTTTGCGTGAGCTGCATCTGATAGGCACTAACGATCGCAATCAGGACTATGCCATGTTTCGCGACCGTATCACTATCCCAATCCGCAGCCGCTCGAACCTCATCGAAGGTTGGACATGCCGCGACCTCAGTAATAACGAGAAGGCTCCCAAATACCTCAACTCTACCGATAGCGAACTTTACCACAAGAGTACGTCGCTTTTCGGTATAGATAAGGCAAAGCCGGAGATTCGAGCCACCGGAAAAGTTTATGTGGCCGAAGGTGCGCCCGATGTGATGCGCCTTCAGATTATAGGAGTGAACAACGCCGTCGCACCTCTCGGTACCGGCACCATGGGCAAAGACCAGTTTGACCTGCTTCAGAGCTGTTTCCCTAAAACAGGCAAACGCCAGCTTTGCATCTTGCCTGATGCCGACATCACCAAAGCCGACGGCACCAACCCGGGTCAGAACACAGCCATCCGCATCGGCACCGAAGCACTCGGACGCGGCTATTCGGTTCTGATCAAAAACATCCCAACCGAAGGCGCCAAGAAAGAAGATCCCGACAGCTACTTCACCTCACCGACACTCTTCAAGAAAACTCCCGAAGAAGACTTCATACTCTGGTATACTAAGCTTCGCCTCGACCAAACAGAAAACCTTGAAGGTATCAACGAGGTTGTAGGCGAGATTGCCGCCATGGTTGCCCGCATCGACAATGAGAGCCTTATCGAGAACTATAAGAAAGAGCTCAAGTCATTATATAATAATACAGCTGCATGGACTAAAGCCATCAATACAGCCAGTAAGGACCTGAAAAAACAGGAAATTGAAAACAAAGCTTTCTCAAAAGAAGGCTTCACAAAATACGGCTTTTATGAAAGCGGAGGAGGCTACTGGAGCCTGCAAGGTCAGACGGAGCTTCGTTGGAGCAACTTCACCATGAAACCGCTTTTCCACATCAAAGACGTAATGAACCCTAAGCGACTTTACGAGCTTCGCAATGAAAACGGCCTGAAGGAGATTGTAGAGCTCAAGCAGGAAGACCTGGTGTCGCTCTCAAAGTTCCGTCAGCGCATCGAAGGTCTCGGCAACTACATCTTTGAAGCCAACGAACAGTGCCTCATCAAGCTTAAGCGCTATCTCTACGAACAGACGGAGACAGCCTCTGAGGTGCAGCAGCTTGGATGGCAGCACCAAGGCTTCTATGCCTGGGGCAACGGTGCCTTCTATCAAGGCTCGTTTATCAAGGCCGACGATTACGGCATTGTGCGCATGCCCGACGGTCAGAACTACTATCTGCCTTCAGCCTCCAAAATCTATAAAGATGATACGATGTATCAGTTTGAGAAGCGCTTTGTGCACCTCGGCTACAGCACTGTGACATTGCGCCAGGTGGCCGATGCCATGATTCGCACCTTCGGCGACAATGCCAAAGTGGGATTGTGCTTCTTCCTCGCCACTCTGTTTCGCGACGTGGTGACCGGCACTCTGAAAGCTTTCCCTATTTTGAACCTGTTCGGACCGAAAGGATCAGGAAAGAGCGAGCTGGGTCACACGCTGATGAGTTTCTTCATCATTCAGAACATTCCGCCAAACCTTTCAAACTCAACCATCGCAGCTTTGAGCGATTCGGTGGCACAGTGCGCCAACGCTATTGTGCACCTCGATGAGTTTAAAAACAACATCGACCTCGACAAACGTGAGTTTTTGAAAGGCTTGTGGGATTCGGCAGGCCGCACCCGTATGAATATGGACCGTGACAAAAAGCGCGAGCAGACACGAGTTGACAGTGGTATTATTATTTCCGGTCAGGAAATGGCCACCGCCGACATCGCACTCTTCAGCCGCTTCGTGTATCTCACCTTTAATAAGACTGAGTTCAGCACCATGGAACGCAACAACTTCGCAGAACTCGACCGTCTGCGTAAGTTGGGATTTAGCCATATAACTCTCGACATACTCAACCACCGTGAGACGTTCAAACAGAACTTCGCCGCCATGTATCACGCCACAGCCACCGAGGTAATGGACCGACTTGGCGACGTGGTGGCCGAGAGCCGTATAGTGAACAACTGGACCACGCTGGCAGCAGCTTACCGCACTTTGGAACACTGTTTGGATCTGCCGTTCAGCTATGCCGAGATTTTAAAGATCGCCATCGAAGGCATAATCCGTCAGAATCGCGAGTGCAAATCGAGCGACGAAATCGCTAACTTCTGGGCTGTTATCGCTGCAGCACAGCAAGACGGCGACTTCATTATTGATTACGACTACCGCATCCAGTCGAAGGATAAGCTCTCCACTCTGAAGGCAAGCATAACCTTCCAGAGTCCGCGACCAATACTCATGCTCAATTGCAACAGCTTGTTTTCATGCTACTCACGCAAAGCCCGCGACATGGAAATCACACGACTGCCTAAAACCTCAATGGAATACTATCTCGAAAACTCGAAAGAGTATCTCGGCAAGCTTCGCGCTGTGCGTTTCCAAAGCAAGGAGAAAGGCAAGCCTCTTTATGTGCTCGACACAAGCGGCTCACAAGGTCAGTTCAAACAGGGTTCGGGTATCAAAATGGCATACTGTTTCGACTATCTCAAACTCATGGAAGCCTATGGATTGAGTTTGGATGTTGAAGCGCATGGAGTGGATGAAGATGTGTAAAACGTTGATTATCATGGAAAACATATATTTTTTTGAAAAAATATTTTTTTCTGATGAGGTAAAAACACGTTCAACATTGTCAACATTTTTAACAACGTTAATAATCAATAAGTTAAGTATATTTTTACATAGTCAACAACTGTCAACATTTGTCAACAAAATGGGTATTATTTTCAATTTTTCAACAAATTGCAACATTTTCAACAGCCGTTCAACAAAGTTGGTTTTGTAACTCGCTGAAAATCAAGCTTGTTGAAAAAATAATGTCTGTTGAACTTGTTGACGCAAAATATATAGGTCTGCCAAAACAAAAATAAAATTATGGAAGGGTTGTATGTTAAAGCCCATGTGGGCAAAAAATTGAGACAATATCTGCTCAATTCTTACCAGAACGGAATCATTACTCCGCCGCGCGACTCCGCTCTGATCGGCATCATCAAACCGCACTTGGAACTCAGCTCCGAGGAAATAGAGTTTCCCGATGATGAAATCATCCTTATTGAGCTCCCTGTCAACTCTGAGCCTGTGTATCACCATGGAAATAAAAAAGTATATTTTTGCAACACTCTTTGGAGGAACACTCTTTCGGAGCTCGGCCACCGCAGGGTTAAACAGTTCTTTGAAAACTTTTTCAAACACGCCTTCCGGATCTATATGGATGGTTATTATGAGGCTCAGGGTTTATACAAACTCGATGATGCCCGAATGAAGGTGAAGGACGGAGTTGTGCAGTACCTGATGCAGTATCACATCGACTTCGATGAGAAACTTATTTCGGCACTCACACGCGACTGGTGGAGGCATCGCGACCTCAACGAAAATTACAAATTTTCGCCTTTAGTTTGTTGATAATCAAATATTTTCGGTAGTTTCGTGTCATTAAAAATTTTAAAGAAATAAAAATATTTTCGATAGTTTTACGTCATTGGAAATTAAACCAAAATAATATGAATAAAGTTGGATTAAAAAGAATAGGCATCGCCGACAAAATTTCAATCAACGACATCAACCAGTCGCAGCAGGGTAGTTCTGTCAGCCTCAGAGGCATCCAACCGGGTGTGCTCTGGTTCGCTTCGATCGACCAGCGCGACTCATCGCTGTCGGAAGAGCTTTCTTCCGACGAAAACGGTTTGAAATATGATATTTCCGTCAACTTCGTGGTGCGCAACACCTCTGATATTGCGCGAGTTAAAAAATACATGCGCCGCCCTGTGGTGATGCATGTCGAAACCGTTGACGGCAACTCTATCACTCTTGGCACTCCCACCTACCCGGTGTTTATGGAGACCGAAGACGAGTGGAACAACCTCACCGTGCGACAGCTCTCCGTCAAGGTGAAATATGAGAGCCTGACCTCATTGATATAGGTGGTTCGGTCACTTACAGTGCCGACAACGACTATATTTTTGCAACGATCAAAAACCAAAATTTTTTTGTATGACAAAACGACAGAATCTGTTATATAAGGCATTCCAGTCAACTTGGATGATGGATGCCAAAACAGCAGGCGCCGCCTTCCAGCTCTTCAACGACATGGTTGGCGCCGCCCGCCTTAAGGCTAAGTATTCGGCTATCGAATACGATCTTCTCGAAGACGACGACTTCGACTACGAAGACACCTATTACAATTTCCGTCTCACCAACAAGGAATATCCTGCCATCCCGGTAGGCAAACACGTCAACGTGGTTCGCGTTGAAGGTGTGATGATGCGCGACGAAGGCTTGTGCCAGCCTGGTACCCGACAGCTGGCCGACTGGCTTTGCCAGGGTGATGCCGACAGCCGTGTTATCGCCAACATCCTCCTTGTCGATTCAGGCGGAGGCGCTTCCGACTCGGTCAAGGATCTGGCCGACGCCATCGGCAGCTGCTCGCATCCGGTTATCGCATTTTGCGACGGCTATATGTGCAGCGCCGCCTACTACGTGGCAAGCTACTGCAAGCACATCATGGCCAACGATGGCCGCAACCTCGTGGGCTGCATCGGCACTATGATTGAGTTGGCCGGCACACCAAAGAACTTCACCGATCAGGACGGTGTGGTTCATGTGCGTATCTATGCCGACGGTTCGGAAGACAAAAACAACGACTACGAAGAGGCATTGAAGGGCAACATCGAGCCTATCAAGCAGCAGCTGCTCAATCCTTTGGCCGAAGACTTCCGCAATGCGGTCGAGGCTAACCGACCTGCATCGCTACCTGAGCAGCGCAAAGGCCGCACCTTCTTTGCTCAGGACGTGGTCGGCACTCTGATCGACAGCGTCGGCTGTTTTGCCGAAGCCGTCGATAAGGCAATTGAATTATCAAACATCAATATTACTACAATGGAAGGCTACAACAACATTCAGAGCATCGCATCATGCGCCGACCTCCAGCAGGTTGACGAAATGGTGACATTGAACGCCGAGCAGCTCGGCGCCATCGATGCACAGCTTGCAACACTCTCACAGGAGCGCGACCAGTTCAAAGCCGAAGCCGAGAAAATCGCCAACCTGACTCAGGAGATTGACTCTCTGAAAGAGACAGTCAGTCAGAAAGACGCCCGCATTGCAGCACTCGAAAGCGCCATCAACAAGGCACAGGAAGAGGAAGCCGCAGCGCAGGCCATGCACAACGGTAACCCAGCAAAACCGGAAGACGAATTTCAGGAAGCAACCGACGAGGAAGCTGCCGAATACGCCCGCAAGGTTGTCAACGGCGAACTCTAATTCACGGATTCAATAATTAATAACAAAAACCAAACATTTATGTCAGTAAACGTTCCTACAATCGCTGATGTGTTGGTCAACTCCAACCACCAGTTCCGTAAAGAGGTTATGGCAATGCCTTTGGCTTCAATCGACGAGTGGGCCAAACACGTTCGCATCATCAACAACCTCAAGGGTAAGGAAACAGAGAGCGTGGTACATCCAGGCGCTCACTTCCGCCCATACAATGCAGAGGGCGCTGCCACAGGCACAGCCACTCTGAAGGCTCGTACACTCGAGACTCTCCCTGTCGAGATCCTCGAAGAGTTCGATCCTGAAGCATTCTACACAACCATTTTCGGCGAACCGGTCAACGCTGAAAAGATTGACCTCCCGATCGTCAAACGTCTTTTGACAGAAGAAATGCGCAGCGCATGCCGTGGTTTGTGCGATGTGGCCGCTGTGGGCGACTATAACAGCGAAGGCACAGGCAACCTCGACTGCAGCGACGGCTTCGACACAATCATCAAAGACGAAAAGACAGCCGGCAACATCACTCTCGCCAAAGGCAACTTCATGACATTGGGCACAGTGTCAGAGTACAACATCGGCGACAAGTGGAGCCTCATGTACAAACGCCTCAACGAAAGCCTCCGTGGCGACAGCAAGACCAAGTTGCAGCTCATCTGCTCGTTCCGCGAGAAAGAGATGTACAACACTTGGTATGCAGCCAAGTTCGGTCACGGCAACTTCGCTGGTGTCCCTACACAGCAGTACCTCCACGGTACCGACAACAAAGTCGAAATTGTTGCCCTCCCAGGTATGGATGCAGCAGACCACTGCTTCATCACAACAAAGGACAACATGAAGATCGGTCTCGACACAATGCCTAACGACACTCGTTTCGAGATCAACAAGGTCGATAATCCGCACTTGGTGCAGATGTACGTGAAGATGTACTTCGGCTGCCAGTTCGTATCAATCGACAAAGAATTCCTCTTCGCAGCTTCAAGAGTTGTCAAGAGCGACGACGTTTACATGGTTGCATCAGCCGACGAGATCGTGTTTGACGACACAGCTCTCAGCGCAAGCGACACAGAGACTATCACTCTGTTTGGCTTCAACCTCACAAGCGCATCAACAGTAAGTATTGAAGGCACCAACGCTGGAATGTTCAGCTCAAGCGCCGCCTCAATCAGCGCCGACGACGGTAACGCCACAGCAGGTAAGACTCTCACACTCACCTTCAGCCCGACAACATCGGCAGGTGACAAGACAGCTGTTCTCCACATCAAGAACACAACCGACGACGTCGATCTCCGCATCACTCTGAAGGGCAAGGGTACTAATTCTTAATCTTTAAACAAGGAGGTACATTATGAATCTTTCAGACATTAGTTTCAACATCGGTTCCATCAACCCTTCAGGCATCGGCGATGAAGTGTACTTCATCCCAAAGCAGCACATCACAGCATGGCCGTCAATCAGCAATGATTTTGCAACAGCAGCCAGCGCCGACAAGTACGCAGGCTACGACGGCAGCTTCACCCTTGCTGCAGGCAAAACCTGGACTCGCCTCTACAACACACAGGGCAAGGGCAAGATCAGCTGGGAGTACAGCGGCGAAATCGACTGCAAGGTTGTGACCAACAAGGCTACATTCAGCTATCCGAAACTCACCGACGACAGCCGTTCGTTCGCTAAGTTTGCCTCAAACGGTGACTTTGTGTTCATCGCAAAGCACGACGGCAAATACTACGTGATCGGCTCTCCTGACTACCGCGCAGTGGTGACACCTAACGGTGACTCAGGCGACGCTGCAGGTTCGGCCAAAGGCATCACCATCGAGATCGAGTGCCCAGACGTCACTCCATTGCCAACCTACGCAGGCAACCTCGTGTTGTCAGACGGCACCTTGGCAACCTCGACAGGCACCTTCACAGCATCACAATCTTAACGAAATCAATGTAACATGATTACACTGAAGACGTTACAAAACCAAGACGGCTACACCTTCGAGGAGGGTGTAGCCGTTCTTGTTATGTGCGGCACAGCTCCCGGAGTGGTGCAGCACATACAGCGCACACACAATCGCGGCTATCTCAACTGTGAGCTGGCCAAGCTGTTGCGCACACCTGGCATGGCACACCGCATCCGCATGAAGTATCCCGATCAGGACGAAGCCGTGGCAAAAACCGAGGTTGCCGAGGGAAAAGCCCCCGAAATTGCCACGCCTGAATCAGAACCGAAGTCAGCCGAGCCTGAGGTTAAAACCGAGGTTGCCGAAGAAAAAGCCCCCGAAATTGCCACACCTGAATCAGAACCGAAAGCAGCCGAGCCTGAGGTTAAAACCATGCTCGACGTGCGTTCCGACCGTGCCACCCGCTTTGAGGATATGCCTACCGAAAAGGCCCGTGAGCTCTGGCTCAAGAAACAAGACAAATACCGCCTCATGCAGCAAAAGCACCTGCAGATGCAAGGTGGCCAAGGGCGAGAAACACAATGAGCAGCGCGCCAAGCTGCGTGCCGAAGTGGTGAAGCTCGACGGCGAAATCGACAAACTCTGGAAACAGATTGACGAAGAGGTGGCTCTCCATGGTTAAAACGGATGTCAGAAGTACCGATTTTAATACCAGGAGTGCGAGTATGCCGACAGAACTCAATGAACATTCTCCGGCAAATAGTAAATATGACAGGTTGCGGAAGCTCGTTGACAATCTTCTCGTATTCCGTAACTGATGGCTGGTTACGCCAGCTTTTGAAGTTGAAGATTGATATGGATGTGCAGCACATCACACTGATTCTTGATAAGGATGTGATGGTTCGCCATCGTAGTAAACTGTTACAAATTGAAAGGGTAGCAGACGAAGCTTATCTGACTGACAGTCACGCCAAGCTTTACTTTTCAGAAGGTAATGGCAAGGCTGTGGCCGTCATTACTTCTGCTAATGCTACCAACAATTATAGAAACGAATGTTATTATGGAACAGACAGACCAAACGAAATCGAGCAAATCCGCCTCGATGTCCGAACAATTCTTCAATCAGCTGTCAGAATTGACAGTTGAAAAACAAGTTGAAGAGTTATCATCATTGTTTTTCACTATCAGCGAGATAGCTCTCTTTATTGGTGAGGACGCAGAAACCCTGCGTTCTGCAATCATGTTCAATAAAGATTCCGAGATTTCAAAAGCTTACAATCGTGGCAAGCTTCGCACTCGTATTCTGCTACGCTTCGATTCACGAAAATTCGCATTCAGCGGCAGCCCGCAAGCTGTTCAAGAAATGAGAGAATATTTATCAGACCAAAACATTGACGAAAATGCGTGACGAAAATTTTGAAATGATTGTAAATAACATGTTTCTCCCTGTAGGACAAAGGAAACCTTTGACGGAGAATCAGGAGAAACTGTTGCAGGAGGTTACCGACTGCTATAATCTTCAGCTTCAAAAGCCTATGATTAGCAGGGTTAACCTCAGAAACTACCTTATAAATAAATACCAATGTTCTCAGATACAGGCTTATAAGATAATCCAGTATGCTGCTACGGCATTGGGTAATGTCAATTCTTCTCACAAAAACTGGGTGCGTCAACGCATTGAGTTTTTGTGCGAAGCTGCTTACATCGCCACTGAAGCTAAAGACTTCAAAAAGAGCGAGTCTTTGACAAAAATCGCCAATGTACTCGCGAAAGCGTTCGCCACCAATCTTGATGAGGGCGAACTTATCAACGCGCAGCGTTATTTGGAGATTGATAAGGTCAATATTGTTATTGACCCCGCAGCAATCGGCATCAATATCTCACCGGTTAGCCAGAAGGAGATCGATAAACAGCTGCGTAAGTATCAATTCGAAGATGTTGACTATGAAACTTTAGACGATGAAACAGATTTATCTTCACAAGGGGCAGCTGCTATATAAGCTTTGCAGCGCTCGCGACAGCGTAAATATTTGCTCCCGTCGATGGGGTAAGAGTTTTATTGTCGCTTTGCGTGTTATGGAAAATGTGCTTGAAATGCCTGGTTCAACAGGTGTGTTCGTCGCTTCTTCATTCCGTCAGGCTCATTCTCGTACTTTACCGTCGATGCTTCAGGCGATGAAAGATTTTGGTTGGGAACGTGATGTGCATTACGTTATTGGTCACCGACCGGATGTTAGGCTCGGTTTTAAAGATCCCGCGTTTTGTCCTTCAGATCTTAAGGATGTTATATGGTTCGCCAATGGTACAATCATGGTGATAGTCTCTCAGGAGGTGGTTATGTCGGCCAACTCAATGACAATCCATTGGCTTGTAGGTGATGAAGCAAAGGGTTTGGACTATGATAAGCTTTCAAATGAAATCTTTCCGGCAATAGGCGGTTCTGATCGTTACTTTAATAATCCGGCCCAGTTCCCGCATTTATGGGGTACTCATTTCTTTACAGATATGCCAACAAACAAAGATGGTTTGTGGCTGATTAAGAAATACGAGTCGGAATACGATAAAGAGCTTTGCGATACCATCATTGCCATGGAGTGGGAGATTAATGGTTTGCTGCAGCAACAACCCAATACGTACAACGTGCGTAAAATAGCACATCTCCGAAAAGAAGCCAATTTGCTTCGTTCGAAGGCTCTTTATTACCAGGAGCGCCCAATCTTCGATAATATCGCAGTGGTGGGTGCTGATTATGTGAAGCGTTGTGAACGTAATCTTACTCCGTTGGTGTTTCGTACATCAATACTTACTAAGCGTATTGATAAAGTGGAGGGTATGTTTTACGATGCTTTTGATCGTAAAATACACACCTACCATGCAACCGACAACAACAAGCTTAATGACTACCGTGCTCAAAATTATAATTGTTTACTCGACACGGATATTGAACGCACCAAGCCTTTAGCTATCTCCTTCGATTATGGCGCGCTCATTAACTGGCTCGTTGTCGCTCAGATTCAAGGCAATCTACATAAAACTCTGAAGAGTTTTTATACCAAACACAAACAGCGTTTGCGTGAAGTAATCCAGTTATTCTGTGAATACTACAAAGAGCATCCAAATCGGACACTCTACTATTACTACGATTCTACAGCACTCGCCACAGGCTACGTAGAGCTGGGGCACTCCGCCTATGACATCGTTCATGAAGAATTTCGTAAACATGACTGGTACATCCACGACATTTACATGGGCAACCCAATGAAACATGATGCAAAACACCGCATCATCAATGAAGCTTTCACTGGTCGTGAAAAATTTATGCCTATGTTTAATGCCGATAATAATGAAGAGCTGCTTCAGGCAATTTGCCTTGCAGAACTTCAGATTGGCAGTCAGGGCGTTCGTAAGAATAAGTCGGCGGAAAAGTCGGATGAGACCGACACAAATCTTCCGCTCGAGCTTCGTACTGACGCCACTGACGCATGGGACACAAACTTTCTTGGCTGTCTTACATATCCATACGACGGCGATCGGTTTGTGTATTAAAACTCTGTTTCATCATTTATATTCGTGCCACCTGACTGTAATGGTCGGGTGGCTTTTTCGTCTGCGTTAGATCCTTCGGAACAAACTCGACGAATGCTGCGGTAATGATACTAATTGCATTAGAATCATTGTCTTAGGATTACGGAATTTCATTTTTAAATTCCGCTCACTCGTTTTCATCATTTTTATCGCCGTCACACCCTTATCTCATCTTGTTTCTGCCTTTCATACTGCGAAGGTAGTTTTCGCAATTGTCTGCTTTAACAAGGTCATGCACTCCGTGTTTCCAAAAAATTCTCCACACCTTCGGGTAGTAATTTTTTTAAGAAAACCTTGCAAAGCTAATTGCTTCTACTCTTCATGCAGTACAAAAGGCGAAACGATAGAGATGACGGGAATGAATCTCTCAAAAAAAAAATTCAACGAGTGAAAGTTAAATTAAAAAGGCTCACTCCAGTAGAATCAAAGAATAAAAACAACTTAAAAATTTAAAATTATGTCAAACACATTGAACTACAGAGATTTAGCTTACAACAGCGTTAAAGGTTTAGACTATGATGAAATGTTACAACTCCAAGCCGAGACTGGGCTTTCACTCCGTCAAATAGAATTTATGTATTACAGATTTAACAACTAAAATATAGGAGATTGAAAAAATGAGAACAGACAACAAAAAACACGAGAACGCACAACTTAGACGCGAACAACTTAAAAAGTTATCAAACGATTTAAAACTTGCGAACGCATTACTAATCGCAAACGGAGAAAAGATTAATAATTTGCTGGTCGAGTATTATAGACAAAAGTTTGAGGTTACAGAACTTAAAACTTATGAGCAGTGGAAAAATTTCGGTTTCCAAGTAAAACGTGGCTCGTTGTCTTATATGGTATGGGGTACACCTAAAACTATTAAAATAAAAAATGATGCAGACCCAACCGCAGACCCAAAAGAGAAAGACGACTTTTTCCCGGTGTGCCACTTATTCGATGCGAAGCAGGTCGCACCTATAGAGACAAAAGAAAACTAATTTATTAACCCAATTTATTAACAATCAAATTTTAAAGTTATGAGTAACAAAAAAACAGCCGGAAAGGCACAGAATGCAGCAGCAGAAGCAGCAGCAAAAGAGAATGAAAACGGAGTCACAACAATTGAGAACACTCCAGCAGTAGAACAGGAAACACCGAAAGCCCCGACAGTGGGCGAGGTTATCGGTCAGGTGTTCAAGGATGCAGAAGAGAAGCAGAGGGAACTCGAACGCAAGCAGCATGAACTCGAGCAATGCCTCGCACAACTCGAGCACAAAAAGAAACTTTCTGAGCATCGTGCTAAATTCATCGAGACGGATGAGAAATTAAGCAAGGCGCTCGAAGACCTTCAAGGAGATGCGTTTGAGCATCCGCATTTTAAACTGGCGATGAAGACCTTCGACCAGTATAGAGATAGGGAAGACGTAGTCTCAATTAGTAACACCGATTTAATCCGTGAGTTTGTGCTAATGCTTCGTGAGAAGATAGCCGACAAAGTAACGGAGATTGAGACGGAACTCGTTCAATAGTCTCGCAATGGGGGCGACCACTCGCCCCCAAATTTTTTCGCTCGCTCGCCTCATATTTCGCAAAAGAGGGTCGCCCCCTCTCCATTTTTCGAGAGGGCGGCGCGGGGTCTTCCGACGGATACCGAGCCGATTTTGAAAAAATCGGCTCGGTAATTGATTGATTGTCTTTGGTTTCGGTGTTGTTTATCGTGTAAACAACAGATTATTTCAAAGCCGCTGCCGGTTTTCGCTCGAAGTCTCAACCGCCAGCGGCTTATATTGTCACTTATATGGAGGTGCTACATCATAATTTTGCACCTGTTTCAATTAACTCAATTAACGTAACTAAACCAAAATGCAATGATTCACGAAAGTAAAATTTTTGAAATTGTGCAGCAGCTAAAAGAGTTCTCGCTCAAGTTCGTTAGCAAGGCAGGCGAACTGGTGACTATTGACAGCTGCCGCTGCACCAGCTTCCACAGCTCGGGCAAAACGATGAACATCATCATCCCCGCCTCGGGGCTTGTGCGTAAAGTGACACGCAAATCGATTGTCGAAATCAACGGAGAGGAGGTTTTTGTATGATCGATGAGCTTAACGACAAAGTGGTTGAAATTGCCGACAACGTTTTCGCATGCAAAGACGCTTTGGCGGTGATCACCAAACACGACAGCTTTACGGTGTTCGACGAAAAACACCTGCGCCCGCAAACGGTGGCAGGCTACACGGTGGCACCATGGGGCAACAACAACGACCTGCCTCAACAGGTGATGGGCAAGATCGACGCTGCCGAGATTGTGGGCACCAACGCCAACTTCAACTGGCGTGTGGCCTACGGCCAAGGTCCGAAGCTCATGGAGGTGATTCGCGACCCTGAAACCAACCGCCCCAAGGCTTTCAAGGAAGTGCTCGAAGGCGACGCCTACGAGTGGTTCCAGAAAAACAACATCCCGTTGCTGATGATGGAGATACTTACCGACCTCAGCTATTTCGGCAACGCCTTCCCGGTGCTGCTCACTTCGGCAAAACAGGCCGACGGCACTCGCAAACGCATCGACGGCATTGTGCACCGCGAGGCCATGTTCAGCCGCTGGGGACTGTCGGAAAAGAAATACATCAACGCACACCTCTACTGCGCCAAGTGGGACGACAACCCTATCGACAAAGACATTCAGAAGAGTTATGTGCTCAATGAGTACGACGCTGTTAACGACATCCGACAGCGCCTGGCTCTCGGCTACGACGCACGCCTCTGCTTCCCTATATACATGCCAAGCCCCGGACGCCCGTATTATAGCTATCCTTCGTGGTGGAGTGTGTTCCGCTCGGGCTGGTACGACAACCTCGTTTCGATTCCTAACCTCAAGAAAGCCATCTTGAAGTATAACCTCGGTGTGAAACACATTATCTACATCAGCGACCAATACTTCCGCGAGAAGGAAGAGATGCTCGGCATTGCGAAGGAAGACTTCAAACGCCGCCGTGAGCTTTACAACGAGGTGGTGAAGCAGATTACCGACGTGCTGGCAGGCGAGGAAAACGCAGGCAAGGCTATAGTGACAAAAAAACACCTCATGCCTAACGGCAGCGGCATGAACATGGAAAAATACATCGAGATTGAGACTATTAAAAACGACATCTCGGGAGGCGAGTACCTGACCGACTACGAGACAGGCGCCAACATCATCTCCTACGCCATGGACGTGCACCCAAGCCTCATAGGCGCCACACCGGGCAAAAACTCCAACTCGCTGTCAGGCTCCAATATCCGCGAAATCTTCATTATGAAGCAGTCGCTGTCGAAGCCGCTGGCATATCTTGCCCTGCAGTGGTGGCCAGCCGTGAGAGAAATAAACGGTTGGGACCGCAATCTCGAAATCATAGTTCAAGACTCATTATTCACAACACTTGACAACTCGAAATCGGGCGAGGTCAAGGTAGCAAACAACGTAACACAATGATAGTAAAGAATATAGCAGAGGGCAAACAGTTTGTGCCCTTCATCAACCTGACAGTGGCCAACGAGCGCCTGGCCGACTTTTTCAGTCGCGCACAGCTTTGGCTTGTTGACAAAGTGATAGGCACCGGCATCGAGACAGCTCTCGAAGCCGCCATACCTCAAAACAGCACCGACAGCCATGCCGACCTGCGCATGCACTGTCGCCGTGTGATCACCGAAAAGGCATTGCTCGACGCCGTGCCTGAAATGGATGTGCAGCTTACCGAAGCGGGGTTTGCGGTGCAGCAAAACGACAACTTTGTTCCGGCATCGTCGCAGAGGGTTGACCGCCTAATAGGTCAGCTGCAAACCAACCTCAAAACCGACACCGACGCCTTGGTTAAATACCTCATGGCCAAGAGCACTGGCACTGAAGCCTACACATCATGGCGCGGCACCGAGCAGTTTACACGCCTCACTCAGGCGTTTATGCCTGTAACGGAGTTCTATTGGATGCTCGGTCCTGAGCACGAGCCTGTGAGCTACGACCAGTTTTATGCCTCGCTGCCACGCATGGCAAGAGGCATGCGCACCGTGGCCGACTACTACGTGTCGATAGCCGAGATTGACCGCCTTCTGGAGATGTATCGCGACGACGATCTGCTTGAAATTCACAAGCGCGCCATTCGTGAGCTCCGTGTGGTGGCAATGATGGCCGACTGTAACCAGGAGCGCGCACGTGCGGCAGCCGCAAGAGCAAGAGACGTGATGCTTACACAGCCCGACTCGTTTCCTCAGTTTAAGGCATCCGACGCCTTCACCATGGGAGGCATCAACCTCGATGCAGGCCGCACTGTAAACTTTGTGTAAGCCATGACAATAAACCTCAACATACCGCGAAGCTGGAAGGAAGTGACACTTCCTCAGCTTCGCATTTTGGCTGAGCACTCTTTGGCGCAGATGTCACGAGAAGAGTCGGCAATAGCACTGTTCTGCAAACTTGCCGGAGTGACCATTGTGCAGAAGCCTATGGATCAGGAAGGCAAGCTTGAAGGCATGCTGCGATGTGTTGATGCTGAAGGCAATAGCTTTAGCATCGACGCTGACACCATGAATGGCATGTGCCACACTCTTGACTGGTATTTCGACGAAATGCCATGCGACATTGTATGTCCGCTCGAAGGAGTGAACCGCTGGCTGCTCGAAACAAAGTTCGGCAAATACTTTCATGCCGACTCGCTGATGTTCGGCTTTTCGACCACAGGTAATATGGAGATGGTTAAGGGTGCTATGGCCGACCTTGGCGACGATCGACAGACACTGACCGAAGTCGATGCTGTGATGATGCACCTTTGGTGGCGTGGTTTCAAACAGTGGCTTACGGGTGAATACCCCGACGTGTTTGCAGGTGACAAAGATGATAACAGCGGTGGTGGCGTGTATGTGCCTATCAAGATACGCCAGAACATCATGCTGCTGCTTAACGACGGCCACCCGCAGGACAACGACGCCATCGAAAACTCAAACGTGCACGACGTGCTCTCGGCCCTGCAGCATCAGATTGAAGTGGCCAAGAAAGAAGAGGAGATGATGAAGAAATACAGAAGCTGACACAGCTTGTCACTCCCATGTCGGAGCTTCATTCTACCTTTGCACTGTTAAAAGAAATGCTCAAGTGAAAAAGACACTTTTTTCGGTCGTAACGATAACAACGGTCATTATCATAGTGGCTTTGATTCTGACCTCGTGCCGCGCCAAGCGCAGTGTCAGCACCACGCAGCACCAGCAAAGCGCGAGCACCTCGGCAGCAGAGACCCATAAAGCCGACAGCTTGTGGGCCTCTCTGCTCGAGCAAACCTACATCAAAATAGAATATTTCCAGCCATTGGTGGGAGATACGGTTGATCATAATGAAAGTTTTAGTTTGGACAGCACTGTTCCTGCCTCGGTTACTCTGCAGGGCAGTGCTGTTATTTTACCACCTCAAGGCAACATCAAGAGCATCGAGATAATCCATAAACAAGAAATGCAGACGGCGCAGACCACCAAGATTGACTCGGTGGCTGTTGCCAACACCTTTACTGAGAACTCAGAAACCATCGAAAAAGAAACCGCGGCTGGGCACGACTACGGATTTTTGGTATTTCTTGCCGTAGGCGCAGCCCTTGTCATAACAGGATTCTGTTACATTAAACTCCGATAAAAGATGAATTACGTTGACACTGAAAATCCGCGTTACAAGTACGTAGTGGGCCGCACTCTGAATGAATATGCGGTGATGGTGCTTGTGCTCTCGACAGGCGAGCGCCTGCCTCTTAACAAAGCTATTGCCGACCGCAACGACATTCAGCTGCCCGACGGCGTGAAGCTTCACCACTCACAAATGTCGCCAGTTCAGAAAGAATTGGACAGAATTGCCGAACTCAACCGCCTTACGCCATGCCAATAGCCCGCGAATGCGACACCTGCGCCAATCACAACCGCTGCCACCCCGACTGGCAGAAGCGCACACAGCGTATGCACGACTGCATTCAATATCGCCCGCTCACTGTTGGCGACTTTGAATATCCGAAAGTGAACTTATTTTCATAATATATAGGTTAAAAGGTTTCATAAATTTTAGATTTTTGGTTCTGCCGCCTCCGAGCTCCCAGCCTGGAGGCGGTTTTTTGTTGCTATTTTGAAAAAAATAAAAAATTTTTCACTTTTTTCTTGACAATTAAAAAAATAGCCGTATCTTTGCAGTGCTTTACAGATGATAAAACATCACGCAGGGGCGGCGGAAACAGCCCAAGACATACTCTGGGGCTTTTTTTATTGCCTCAACCGAATATGACCCAACGGTCGCCTTTTCGTAGATAATTGTCCCCTCGTGGTGACGTCATCTGTAAAGCAGCGAAAACGGCGGCCGCTTTTGTTTTGTCGCCCATAACTTTAAATGCTTTACAGATGAAAACTAACACCACAGCTGCTCAGTCAGCAAAGAACCAAACCAAAAAAGGCTGGGGCTTCCTTGCCGCA